GTTTCCAAGAAGAGTGCCTGCAAACTTTCAGACTCCCGCCCCCATCATTCGGGCCAGCCATCAGCCCCGATTCGCACCTTCTTAGTGCGTCCGAGGTCTTCATTGGTCTTGGTGTCATGGCATGGGATGCACAGCACCTGTGTGTTCTGTTCACTGTCGTCTTTGCTGGTGTGGAGCATGGCGATGTGGTCTAGGTGGAAGCCTTGGGGATCTACCCTTGGGTCAGCGTAGTGAGTGAGGGTGTCGCACTTGGCACATCTGCCTTCTGCTTGCGTCCACTTCCTCAGCCTACGGGCCTGGAGCTTCCTGCCTCGGAGTCGGCCGTCCGAGTTGTCGTATCTAGCCGTTGGCATGCGAGGAGCTCCCTGCCTTTGTCAGTGAGGAAGGCGTTCCATTCGTTGATGCCGCAGTCCAGGTAGCCACGCCGCATTGCCCGCTCAAGCGCACGCTGGCACACGTTCTCATGCTGCCCTGTGCGGTAGACCAATGCGTCACCTGTGCGAATCGATCCACCATCACCGAACCCGAAGGTAGCGGCGACACAGCAGTCGTAGTCAGAGATGTCCTTGGTAGCCATGCCTCTATGCAGGCCGCACACCCGTGAATGGCCAATTGGCAACCTCACGCAGATGTTGGCCTGCGATCTGCAGACCCCTGATCAGGCGGCGATCAACGCCGTCTTCGGACAATCGAACGATCTCTTCCTTTTCGGGCAGAAAGCCCAATAGGTGGTCTTCTCCGAGGCGGTTGCGGATCCGGATTACCCGGTACTGAATGGCTTCGTTCATGGTGGTCAGCTTAAGCCTAGCGTACACGGCTCCCATCCAGGTAGGTACTGGGCTCACCGCCTGAGACTTCCTCTTCAACGTTCGCCATCTCGTCGATCAGGCTGGCCACTGCTTGGCTCAGGCTCTCGTTGCTGGATGCCAGCCTGTTGATTGCGGCGGTCTGCTCGTGCAGTGCGGAGATCAGGAGGGTCAGGGAGTCCGCGGGCACGGGCGCGAGCGATAGCCCACCAATGAGCAATCCACTCTTGTCGCTTGAGGCAGGACTGGCAGGGCATTCGTTCATGTTCTTGATTGGTTTGCTGGGCCCATCCATTGGAGGGCGAGGACCAGGAAGGTCAACGCACGATCCAGGCGCTCCAGCTCAGTGATAAGCGCCTCTTCTGCTCTTGCCTTTGCGAGCACATCAGGATGCTCTTGGACGTCTTCCTCGTATCTGCGCATGCAGTGGATGAAAGCGTCTGAGGTCATGGTTCACAGGAGTTGATGCCTGTTCGTACGGTATTGGAAGACGTTCGTCCGGATCGCGTCGAGGCAATCCGACATCAGGCCCAACGCGAAGCTATCGGGGGCGCCGGCAAGATCCACGTTGTACACAATAACGTTGATCGCCTTGGGCTTCACGTTGGCTACGGCCTTCTCTGCACTCAGCGCGGCCTTGCATCCGCCAGCGGTGGGCAGCGCAGCGATGGTCGTCAGTCCGTTCATGCACACCTCACCAATAAGAAAGCCCGCGCGAGGCGGGCAACGGCGGCAACTGCTTGCTACCGGGAGACAACTGTTGCCCGACACGATGGCAGTCCGCGGCGTTGTATGTGTGCGGTGGGCCTCGGCCGGGCGAACGATAGGCCGTCACTTCTGAAAGCAGCGGCAAGAATGTGTCAGCATTGCGTTCCACTATTTGGAGACAGCAATGGCAGATCAGCAACCACCAGTTAACTTCCTTGACAACCCGCGCGCGCCAGAGATCTATATCAGCGCAGCCACTGGCTTCTTCAATGAGAACGGGGTAATCCACATCACGTTCGAATCCAACCGAATCGATCACTCAACGACACCGGGCCCGTGCAATAGGGTTGTTGTTTGCCGATTGGCGATGAACGCCATTGCTGCTCAGGGCTTGGCCGTTGGACTCTTTGATTTCCTGAAGCAGTACGGTCTTGCGCCTGAGATGGCGCCGCCGGAGGCGGTTCAGAAGCACTGAATGGAAAAAGCCACCTCGGGGGTGGCTTGGGAAATTTAGGGGGAGCTTCTCCATCGAGTGCTTCGGCCACCGTCACAACCGGGGCAGACCTACAACAGAGAGTCGAGGGCAGCAGGACTAGCGGCCTGCGCGATCTCGGGCGCGAGTATACCGATAACCTACGCCTTCGCAACACCTTTCTGCTTTCTTTCCATCACCACGTCGCATACAAACGTGAACGATGCCGGCGCATGGCCGACCTCCTCAAGCGACGCCGCGTCGATGGTCGTCGAGCCGATATCCCGAATCTCAGCGGTTCCCATCACAGGCTTGATAGTGCCCGCGCGGATGCCGTCGGCGATCATGAGGATGATGTCGGTGGTAGTCATGGGTTCAATTCTGCGCGGTCTTTCCGCGCTTGTGCGTAGATGGTTCACGGTACGAACTCAGGTTGCGGCGAATCGAATCACGTCCCTTCTGCAGGCATTCGTCCATGTAGTTCGCCACGCGCCGCCCTTCCTGTCCATGTGGGACGGGTGCTATACCTGAGCCTTGGCAGGCTTTGCATGCCTTGGTGGAAAGCGCTGGCGTGTTGGCTATCTGGGTGAACTTCAGGCCGTTGCAGGCGTGGCAGGTCTGGTCTAGCCAATACGCGATCACAGCTGGCACCTTGACCGCTGCTTCCTGAATCCCCCACTTCGGGACGTATCGGGTGAGTTCGCGGCGAACTTCCGGAAGGCTCTTCAGCTTGTTGACCAGCTTGGCCATCTCGCGCATGTACCAGTCCTGAGCCATCCTTTGAGCAGCGCGCTGACGTGCCTTGGTGTTAGCGATCTTCAACGCTTTCTCGTCACAGGCCAAAGGGAGGCATGGCATACGAAGCGTGGCTTCCAATGTGGCGATTGCCTGAAGTGTCGGGCGCCGCGGCTTCTCGGCCTTGTCCCACTCCGAATGAAGGCGCAAAAGCGCCATCCCGACGCGCGAATCGGACCAGCCGGCCGCAATGATCAGATCCGCATCCCCGCGAAGGTCCGCTTCCACGCGAAGGTCAGAGGTGTTCCCGGCCGAGGTGTACGCCTCTTCGACTCCGCGCTTTTCGTCATTGAGCATTTCGGGCTTCTTTCTTAATTGCTACTCTGGGCGTCCGGAATTTCTTCATGCTCTCGATACGCTGGTTCTCGGCCTTTGTCTCGAGCCAGAGGAATGCGACAGCAGACAGAATCCCCAAGACCGAGAAAGCAGAGACTGCGATCAGCAGCCAGTCGTACCAATTCATGCTCTTTCCTCCGCGGGGATCAGGGAAGGATCGATGGTGGGCAGCGGCAGTGGCGGCAACCATGCCTTGCTCTCGTCTACTGCGTCGTCGCCAGGGTTGCGGATGGGCCGCAGGCAACAATCATTGAGCTTCTTCACCTCGACCCCGGACCGCAAGCGGAGCCGCTCGCCTTCGTAATACCAAGCAGGCATTGCATTGATATTCGGGCGCCACGGGACAGGGTCGCAGTCCGGAGCACGCTCCGTCACTTTCCGAACGAGGCCGAGCAGATGCTCCGCACCTCGTGGAGCCATAACGATCACCGCCAAATCACCCGGTTTGCAATTCATCCTCGGCTCCTTTTAAGTTCCTTCAGCTTCTCGACGTATTCCGCCTTGATGGCGATCAACTCGTCTCGCTCCCACTTGTGGGGCACGTTGCTTGCTTCGAGGGCTTCGACGCGCTCTAGGCCAATGCGCCGGATCAGGTTGATGCGGTAGTCCACGACGTTCCCGGCCTTGTACTGGTTGTCGTGCTTCGATTGGGCGTGGCAGTTGTCTTCGTTGAACCTCAGATGCGAGGCGGCGCCGGTCGAGCGGTAGTGGCCGGCATCGACGGCGTTCCCTGACCAGTCGAGCGCCCTACCGCTGGAGATGCAGGGGTAGCCGGCCTGACGGTCGCGCTCACGGATGAAGGCGTTGAATGCCCGCTGGGCTTCCTTTATGAGGTCGGGAATCCGCTTGAGCTTTTCCTTTCTCGCTCGAAATTGCGCCCCTTCCTGGCTGTTCTTGATCTTGGCCTCGGCCTTTTCCTTGGCCTCGCGCTTGATGCGGGCTCGCTCCAGGCCGCACATGGGGCCGCAGACGATCTGTAGCCGCATGACGGGCATGAACTGGGCCTTGCAGTGCTTGCAGGCGCGGGGCTTGATGAGGGTGGAGAGCATTACTCCTTACCCCAGTACATACAGGCCAAAGACAGAAGTCCGAACACGACGAAAGCGCCAGCAGCAACCCATTGATGCATGTGCGGCGTGATGTACATCAATGCCACCAGCGCATAGAACTGAGAAGCTTTCATGGCGCGTCCCCCCATGACTTCGGCGTGTGCAGAGTGATCCCGCGCTCAGAGGCGTAGGCGTTCAGCCACTCGATGAAGGCCGCAGCCAGCCGGACGGTGAAGGTGCGCGACTGCTCACCCACGGCCACGAATCCCGCATGGTTCAGCGCCGGCAGCAACTGCATCTCGCCGAACTTCGCCCACTCGGCGGCCAGTTCCGGCATGTCCTTCGTCTCGTGCTTGAAGGCGTCGATCAGCAGGCGCTTCCAGGACTCGGCATCGAGCTTCTTTCCGTAAAGCTGGTCCTGCTTGGCGATGTCGGAAATGATCGCGTGGAAGTGGGCGTTCTGCCCTTCCCTGCGGGTTTCTTCCTTGAGCACGAGCCGGTAGCGATGGCCGGCCATGGTTCCGGGCTTGATGGTGTCCCGGAACATGGCTGTCATGGCGCTATGGGCCTGCTGGGGGTTCACCAGGGCTACCGCGGTCATGCAATCACCTTTTCCCGCTTCGCCACCGTCTCAGCCGGCGCCTGGGCGAACTTGTTGAAGCGGCACACGTTCTCCGACGAGAACGAGCGGCCGGGATTCTGGTCGGCGTTGAGAGCGCGGCATTTCCCGTAGCCGTAGACGCGCAGAGGCGAGTCCTTGAGGGACCAGTTGGAGCAGTTGAGGCAGTTCATGCGTGCGCCCCCGAAACCAGCAGGCCAAGATCGACGGCCAACTGGTGCTCAACGAGCGCGCCGCGGGACTGCTTCCAGCCGCGGAGCATGTGGATCTCGTCGCACGTCACGAGTTGTGCCACGGCCAAGCGCATATAGCCCTCCCACGATCCACATGCAGGAGGCGTGTTTTCGGCGGGGTTCTCGACGTGGTAGCCGAGATCGCGCAAGGCATGCGCCACTTGGTTGAACTCCGGGTAGTTCAGATCCTGGATGCCAGTCATCGGGCCGGCGATGTAAACGCGGTTCATGCCATCGCCCCCCATGCGGACTGAAGCGCCGGCTGCAGCCTCAAGGTCTGTTCGATCAGCGGATCAGGCGCCGCGCCGGCCTCCACAATGCTGTGCACGAACGCAAGCTCAGCATCCCGTGCCAGTTCCTCTTGCTCCTTGGCGGCTGCACGCCGCGCGGCACGGTCTGCCTCTAGAGCGAGCCTGGCTGCGATGCGCTGGTTCTTCTTTGCCAGATTGCGGGCCTCAGCCGTCGCCTTGCGTTCCTCAGCAGTCATTCGAGGGCGGCCGAGCGGCTTCATCTTTGCCGCAGCACGGAGAGCAATCCGCCTCTCCTTTTCCGCCTCGACCTTGGCGATCCGTTGCGCCTTTGCCAGCGCGCGGGAAACTCGCTCCAAGCCAGCATCCGTGATCTCGTAGCGAACGGGCGCGAAACGCATGAAGCGGCGACCGCGCATCTCACTGACGATGTCCCCGATCTGCCGAGCGGTCAGTCCTGACTCTTCTCGAAGTTGCTCGTTCGTGCGGGGCTGGCCATCGGCGATGAGGGCGAGGAGTTTGAGGGTTGCGTTCATGCTGCTTCCTTCCGGGCCTGTGGCCGGTAGCTCGCCCAATCGAACGGCACCCAGCGCGAGGTTTCCGTCAGCCGGTCAAAGGTGCGTTCGCCGATGAAGTCCTTGAAGCCCTTCTTGTCCTGATTGGTCAGGAAGATCGACGGCTTCATGTCGCGGTAACGGCGGTCTAGCACGTCGAACAGGATGGTTTGCTCGCCGTCCGTGCCGTACTGCACGCCGATCTCGTCCAGCACCAGCAGGGGCACGTCCGCGTAGATGTTCAAAACCTGCTGCTCACTGCGTTCCGAGTCCTTGCGCCACGTGCCGCGGACCGTGCGGATCACGCCCATGCAGGTTGTGTAGAGGCCGCAGTGCCGAGGCATGAGGGCTTGCAGCATGGCGGTGGCCAGGTGGCTCTTTCCGGTGCCTGGCAGACCCGAGAAGATCAAGCTGTTGCCGCGCTTGGCGTTCGCCTCGAATTCCTGCACGTACTCGCGGGCAATGCTGAGCGCCGCCTGTTGCTCGGGCGTGCTGGCGTGGAAGTTGTCGAGCGTGCGACCGATAAAGCGTTGCGGGATGGCAGCCTCGCCGATCTGGAACTCGAGCTCACGGCGCGCGCTGTCTGCCTGCTTCTGCGCCTCGGCTTGACGCTCGGACGCGATGCGCGCTTCTTCGCAGCCAGGGCAAGGAGTCCAGATCTCGCGCCGGCCCATGTAGCGGGCGCCGGCAGACACGTAGGTGCCGTGTGTGGCGCACTCCATCTCCCGGTCACCCAGCGGCTCGCGCATGGTCACAGGCGTGGTGGCCGTGATGGCTTTGTCGACCGATCGGCCAAAGTCTTCAGATGAGCGTTCCATCGGCGGTCACTCCTTCGCGGTAATCGAGTTTCTGGAAGCCGGCGTGCTTGCTGGTCATCCGGGGTTTGTTCTTCGGCTCGTACAGCCCTTGCCATCCGTTTTCGATGGCGTTATCGATGACGGATTCGGGCGAGTACCCGGCTGCGAGGTGGTCGGCCAATTTTTTGACCTGCAAGCGGGCAGCTTCTTCGGTGATCGACTTGCCGCGCTTCTTGCGGTCACGCGCCCATCGCTGCCAAACATCACGGTCAAGCCAGTCCGGCAAATCAATGAGCCCAGCATCGAAGGCGACAGCCTTCTTACTTGTTCCTTCCTTGTTCCTTAGTTGTTCCTTAGTTGTTCCGTGTCCCGTTTTTGGGACCGTTACTAGGGAAATTTGGGACTGTTCGTAGGGAAATTCGGTACTGTTTGAGTCCGTTTTTGGGACCTGTCCCGTTTCCGGTACTGTTTCGGTAACGGTCCCGTTTTTGGTACTGTTGGCAGCCATTGAAACAGTGCCGTTTTTGGGATCGTTAAGGCGGTACACGGCGACCTGCCCGGTGTTGCCGCGGCGCTCACCGGTATCCACAATGAACCCTGCTTCGCGAAGCCGACGCATGCCTTCGAGAACGGTCTTGCGGTCTTGCGATGTGGTGTCAGCAAGGTGTTGTGTGGAAGGCCAGCACAGCATGTTTTCTTCACCCTTGCCGTTGACGCAGTGAGCCATCGCGACCAGAACGAACTTGGCCGATGACTTTTCTACCGGGGCAGCAAGCGCCCACTGGATTGCGTCGAAGCTCAGATGGCCGCCTTCGCGCAAGCAGCGCGCCTATCAGCGTCGATCTGTCCCTGTGCCTGGCCGGTGATCGTGATACCGCGGCTAAACGGCGTCACGAGGCCGTTCTTGGTGTAGAGCTTTGAAGGGCGGCAGGGAGGGATGCCAATGGCATGCTCGATGGTGGGGAACGGTGGCGGCTTCGTGTGCATGAAGTTGCCCATGTCTTCCATTCCCTCATACAGGTCTTCCATGACTTCGGGGGACATCACGCAGCCCTCAGGTGAGCGGGCTTGCTGGCAGCGTTGTTCTCTGTCGCGCCGCGGAGAACGTCTTGCGATTTGGAAAGCAGTTCGCCGACTTCGCGCTGAATGGCGCGCAACTCGTTGTCGGAGATGGCGTCGTCTGCGAGTGCCGTGGTCAGTGCCAGAACGGCGTCAGAGCACTCCTTGAGAAGCTGCGCCATGTCAGAGCGCAGATCCTGCTTGGGGGCGGTCATCTCGCGCACTGGCAATTCGATGAAGCGGCCGGCAGTGCCAGCAATCGTGTTCACGAAAGCATGGCAGTGGGTCGACTTGGCTTCGATCGCCATCTCGGAGATTTGCGCAGCGTGGAGAACGCCGAGCTTGAAGCCTTGTGCGCCGGCAATCTCTTTGCGAAGCGTTTCAGCAGGCTTTCCGAGACGAAGGGCGACAACCTCGAGGCCACCTGGGAAGTTGGCGACGATCAAGCGGATGGCATCAAGTTCGTTCATATCTTCAGTCCCCGTAAGTGGATATGGCGGGTTAAGCGCAGAGCAGCGACAGTCGCTGCATGGAAACAAAACAAGCCCCAACAGCCCACTGGTCAGCAACACGCGTCGAGGTAGATACGGTGCTGTTCATGGCTTCGCTATTGGCAGGGATTGCTGGGGGAGAAGTCGCGTGCGGCTCAAGCCGCCTTGGCGGCGGAACGGCGCGGAGTGCGACGAAGAACGGCCCAGTTCGTGTCTGGGCAAATTTCTTCGCAGCGAACCTTGGTGATGTCCTCGATGTCCGGGCCGTATTTCTCGGGGACACCGTTCTCACGCCATTGGCTGATCGTGTTGTGGCTGGAAATGCTCCAACCGCGATCGTTCAGCCTGCGCATCAGAGAGGTTTTCCCTCCGGCGACCTCGATCGCGCGATCAAGGGCTAGTTGCTGGGGTGTAGGTTCTGAAACATCCATGCCCACCATTGTAGATAGATTTTCTATCTGCGCAAGTATTTCTATCTCGACGCCCCGTTACCCTGCCAGAATGTCTATCCACAAACTCATCAGAGACGGGCGTCTTCGCCTACACCTCACGGAGCAACAGTTCGCCGATGCTGTTGGAGTTTCTCGTGGGGCAGTACAACAATGGGAACGGGAAGGAGGGACGGCACCGCGCCGGGCCAACCAGCCCGTTGTTGCGCGGCTCCTAGGAATGAGCGTTGCTGAGCTTATGGCTGGCGGCGATTCAAACGTAGGGGAGCTGGAAATCGGAAGGCAAGTCCCACTGATCTCGTGGGTGGAGGCAGGACTATTGAACGACATCTCAGACCCATACTCTCCGGGGGACGCGGAAGAATGGGTTTCAACAACCGAGAGCACCCCTAGCAAGGACGCTTTTGCTCTCAGAGTGTCAGGATCGAGCATGACGAGCCCGGACCCTGATGCTCAATACTCGTTCCCGGAAGGGACCATTCTGATAGTGGACCCCAACCGAGAATCCATGCCGGGCGATTTCGTCATCGCGAAGGACGTGGATACACAACAGGCGACCTTTAAACGTCTGGCCACAGACGGGGGCCGCTGGTATCTCAAACCGCTTAATCCACAGTTCAAGACCGTGGAAATTGATGATCCAAGTCTCAGGATCATTGGCCGCGTGGTGGAGTTCCACCGCCGCGGGAAGCTGTAGACGTAAAAAAGCCGCCCTAGGGCGGCTTCTGTTTGAGTGCTACGCGATCAGATAGGGCTACCGGCGGCACCACAGGTCTTCGGCCGGATCGATGCGTCCACGTCGGTTTCGCAGGTCCACTTCGAGCCATTGACCGAATAAACAAGGGCATACGTGATGGTCTTGCTGACCAACTTCGGATTCACGCCGGTGGCGCGGAACGTCGACATGACCGTACAACCACCGGTGGTCGCGGCGGTGCCAGCGCTTTCAACGCTCAGGATATATTTGCCGTTGATGGCGGTCTTGATGCCGATGTCGCCCACAGCTGCAGCTCCGTTGGCGGGGCAGGTATTGTCTTGCGGGAAGCTGAGTTCGATGTTTTTCTTCACGCCGTCGGCCAGGGTGATGGCCTCGGTGATTTGGGCCTTGGCCGTGTAGTCCTGATATGCCGGCAGCGCAACAGCCGCCAGGATGCCGATGATCGCCACAACGATCATCAATTCGATAAGGGTGAAGCCGGCTTGGGCGCGGCGGCGGAAGGTGCGAACGTTCATGAAATTTCCTCGGTTGGGTTTGGGTTCACCGGAGATCTTCCCCGGCGCAGCATCAGTTCCGCAGGACGCGTGCCAGCATGGATTGCCGTAAGAAAGTGTTCATTCGCCAGTGGATGCGGGGCGGCCACCGACAAACTGCGTCAATCAGTAACAATATTGTCGCGCCCAACTGACAAACGCCGTCATGCCAGAATCTGCGGGCCGACCTCAGCGGTCAGGTACGCGCGCATCGCCGCCTCAAGCTTCGTGCTACCCAACGCGGCGAGCGAGCAATCCGCGCACCGGCCGACCCAGCTGTCCGCAAGCAACGGCTGCCCGTCGAACATCTCGCCGGCACGGTTCTGGTCGAACTGGATGTTCTTGAGGTCGATGATCGGGCCGGCGTGTGCCCAGTCGGCGCAGTAAGCGGGCACCGGGCGTTGCCCAACTCCGGGCTCATAGAGCACGGGCCCGGCGTCTGTCATCTCGACGGGCAAGCCCCGCACCTTTGCCACCCAATAATTGAGCTGGTCACCTGACAGGTGGCGCACCGCGAGAAACGCCCCAGTCGGCTCCGGCGGGAACAGATCGCCCACCAGCTGGTCGATGCTGATGCCATAGAACCTGGCCAGCGCCATCAATTCCGATGCGCCAGGCTCCCCCTGCCCGTCCTCCCATCGGATAAGAGTTCGCTTGGATATGCCGAGTGTCTCGGCGAGTTGGGCCTGGGTGAGGAATCGCTCGGTGCGTAGCTTCCTTAGGTTGGAGATCGTTCGTGCTTCCATCTTTCTAAGGATAACGGCCGGCGCTCGATGGCATGATCCGCACATCCACTGGGGTTAACGCAAATGAGACTTCTAGGAGCGCTCTCCATCCTCCTCACGGCCTGCGGCAACCAGGCCCCGGAGCGCGTCGACTTCGGCGCCGACGTGGTTGTCGGTTACGTCGTCAAGGCGGAGGCAAAGTGCGCGGCCGCCGGCCAACCCGTCATCGCCGAATGCGCCGAGATGCCACGCTCTGACACAGGCGAGCGCGTGGCGGCCAAGTCAGCGCAAGAGGTCTACAAGATTTTCCAGGATGCCTGCTATCCCGATCTGGGCATGAGCAAGTGCGAAGCGCTCGTCGAGCAAGCCTACCAAGAGGCAAAGAGCCGCTGACCTCGGGCTTTTGACGCAACCGTTTGCGACCATTCGAATTTAAGACCTAAGTTCGAACTGAGGCGGAACTACATCAAACCACCTAGTCTGTTACAAAATAGTCCGATAGTTTTTCTTGCTTTGATAGTTTTTCTATCGCATACTTCTATCCATGCGCTGCACCAAGCAGTAACTGGAGATGAAGATGTTTCCTCCCGAAGTACCCAGCCGCCGACTCTGCCCTAGACACAAGGTCATTGTCGTCAAGCCGAACCCGGTCGAGCTCGATGTGAGCCTCGTCCCCTTGGAGCAAGGTCCGGCGATCAGGACCGTAGCGCCCTATCTCGGTGGCTTCGTTCCGCGCATCGCTCCTTTGACTCAGGCAGAGCGTGAGGCTGTTCTTGCCAAGGCCCAGCAAGGAGGTTCCAAGTGACCACCCCCATCACCTTCAGCGTCGAGCGCATAGACAGCATCGACCCCTCAGTAGACCCAAGCTACGAGGTTCGCTCCATGACTGTCACTGCACGGATGACCGAAGAGCAGATGTTCGGTGCAGTGCAGGCGTTCCTTGTGTGCGTTGGCTGGAAGAAGTCGGTCGAGTGGATTGCTCGGATTGCGGAGGAAGGGTTGTGAGCGCCGAAAAGCACGCACCGGGGCCGCTCCGCGTGACGGCGTTTGACGCAACGTCTCGGCAAGCGCGCGTCCAAAACGACCACAGCCGTGTCAAGGGCAACTGGGATGACATCTATGTGGAGTTCAGTGGCTTCTTCGGAAGCTATGGCCCGCACATGTTCGCGATGGCGCCTGAACTGCTCTCGTTCGCCAAGGACATTCACAACAGTGCGATCGCCTTGCCGGAATCGGTGCGGTCCCGGCTACATGAGCTGATCGCCAAAGCAGCCAGGAGCGCATCGTGAACGCCAGCACGCACCTTCACTACCGCGCCAGCCGGCTTGCTGCGGCCCGCGAGCAAATGCGCGAATGGTTCCGCGCTGGCGGCATGTCCTCGCAGGAACTGTACGACTTGCTCAACTTCACGCTGTCTCAGTGTGACGAGCACGACGCCGAGCAGAAAGAGATCCGCGACAAGCTGAGCACGATCTGCGCCGACATGGAAACGGACGAGCCGGATGCAGATGCATTCCGGGGACTTGGCCCGGCAACGCTTGAACAACGACTGGAAAGAGCATGAGCAACAGACTTACACGGTGGTTCTTGGCGAGCGAGTCCCTGCCGACTCGTGTTGGGGTCTATCAGGGCCGGCCACACGGAATCCGCAAAGCGTACTACTCGTACTTCGACGGGAAGCGCTTTCATGGCTGCTGGGGCGATCCTGAAGAAGCCGCGTCCGTGCGATGGGTGCCGGGCCGCTGGTGGTCAACGATTGGCTCGTGGCGCGGCCTCGCGAAGAAGCCATGAACTTCCTCGAAACACCCTTGTCGTTCACCCGCGATCAGCGTACCTCCCGCGACATCTGCCGGGATGCCGTCGCAATCGAGGGCTTTGCAACTCGCAAGCCTGCCCCTACGTGGCAGCGCGTGATGTACGTCATCGCTGCACTGGCAATCGTCGTGATCTGGAGGACCGCATGAACAACGACTTCGACCTCTATTCCCCCGTTGGCGATAACGAACCCGCCTTCTCCGCGCCCGTGGTGGTTGTCCTGCTTTGCATCTGGACGCTGCTGTTGATCGGTGTTGTGGCGCTGGTTGGCATTTTGATTCGAGGCTGATATGAGCACTGCAATTCAGACCATTACCAACTACGTCTACGGCGCCGAGGACGGCTTTCAAAGCGTTCTCGTAGACCGCTCGCTGAACTTCGAGCGCGAAGCCGGCTTTGCTATCCAGGTGCTGACCTCCAATGACTACGTGGCGAAGCTCGCTGCGGGTGATCGCCAGTCTGTAGTCAACGCTGTGACCAACATCGCGGCCATCGGTATCAGCCTGAACCCTGCCAAGAAGCAAGCCTACCTCGTGCCGCGCAAGGGGAAGATCTGCCTCGACATCAGCTACATGGGTTTGATCGACCTTGCGATCCAGTCCGGCTCGATCATGTGGGCGCAGGCGGGACTCGTGCATGCGAACGATGCCTTCACGCTGAACGGCTTCGACCGCCCGCCGACGCACTCCTTCAACCCGTTCTCCAAGGATCGAGGCGACGTGGTAGGCGCCTATGTGGTCGTGAAGATGCACAGCGGCGACTACCTGACCGAGTGCATGAGCCGCGAGGACATCGACGCGATCAAGAACCGCTCGGAGTCCGTCAAGGCAGGCAAGCAGTCGCCTTGGGACACCGACTACGGCGAGATGGCGAAGAAGACCGTGGTGAAGCGTGCCTACAAGTACTGGCCGAAGTCGGACCGTCTCGACCAAGCCATCCACCACCTGAACACGGACGGCGGCGAGGGGCTTGCAGTACTCAACACCAAGCCGGCCGCCATCGATCCTCAGCCCGTGATCGATGGCCTGCGCAAGACCAAGACGATTGACGAGTTGAAGGAGTACTGGGCCGAGAACAACGGCAAGCTCGCCAACGACCTGGCCGCGCACGACTCGCTGAAGACAGCCTACAAGGCGCACCTGAACAAGATCAGGGCCGAGAAGGCCAAGAACGAAGCAACCGATGTGGAGGTGAAAGATGCCGTGGCTGAAGCTTGAGCAGGGTAGCGAGGAATGGCTTATGGCGCGCCGTGGCGTAGTGACTGGCTCGCGTTTCAAGGACTGCCGGGACAAGTTGAAGAACGGCAACCCGTCCAAGGCGTGTCTCGACTATGCGCGCGATGTCGCACGCGAACGCTGCGGCGGCACAGCACCATCCAAGTTCCAGAACGCAGCCATGCGGACCGGCGTGGAGCAGGAGCCTGTTGCCCGCGCCATGTACGAGGCGCGCACCGGCTACATGGTCGATGAGGCCAGCTTCTTTGTCACCGACGATCATCTGTTCGGCCTGAGCCCGGATGGTCTGATCGACGAAGACGGCGTGCTTGAAATCAAGACCATGGTGAGCAGTGACACGCTGTTCACGGCCTTGGTTGACGGTGACATCTCGGCCTACCGCGATCAATGCCTGGGCTACCTGTGGTTGCTCGGCCGCCAATGGGTTGACCTGGTGCTGTGGGCTCCCGACCTCGAAGCCGCAGGACGCAAAGGGCTGCACATCATCCGCATCGTGCGCCAAGACGATGAAATCGAGAAGCTCGAAGCCGACCTGATGGCCTTCGCGGTTCTCGTGCAGGACAACGAAGAAAAACTGCGGCTCAAGGCTGCATAAGGACCGCCATGACCGAATACCAACTCCAAGCCATGTCCCGCACAGGGGAAACGGGCGAACTCCCCCTTCGCAATGCTGCTCCTGGTAGTAGTGGCAGGGGGAGTGCGGAAGCGATTGACGAGGTTCGCTTCGTGGAAATCGCAAGCCGCCACCTACCCGGCGACATGGACCCGCACAACGCATGGCTGTTCTTCCAAGAAGCATCCCGCGCCTTCTTCGGGAGGGAAATCGCATGACGCGAGACCAACTCAATTCGCCTCGGAAAGTCGATGGCTGGTTCGTCACCGCCGTTGTCGTCTATTTCCTGAATCTTCTCGGCTGGGCCGGGTATGTCGTCTACAAGATTTGGAGCACCCCATGACCCCGCCCCGCCTTGATGAAGGCTCGGAGCGCGAGGCGTTTGAGGCGTGGGCCAAGCAATACGGCCGCATCTTTCTCGACCGCCAGCCGCATGGCCCCTACATGCACGCATTCACGCAAGAAGCGTGGGTTGGATGGCAGGCCAGAGCCGCTCTCTCCACCGGAAGGCTTGGAGGGGAGGCAACCTTGAAAGGCCGGGCCGATGCACTGATTCAGGCGGGACACGCTTTCTGGCAGGCTTGCCGCGTCGAGGCTGGCGGCGGTGCTGTGCGCTGGCTCAACGCGACGGACGGCACCACGATCATCTTCACGCGTGGGGAGTACGCGCAGCAGCTGCTCGCTCGCATCAACGAGGACTACCAGGGCCCCGTCACGGTCTTCGAGCACACCGACCCCGAAGACGAAGAGCGCGGTGTCGTTGCCAAGGCCGCCCCTGCAGCCCAATCCCAAGGAGAGAAGTCATGAGCGACAGCTACGAGAAATTCGCCGCGATCCGTGAGGGCTACCGCAATGCTGCGGAAGATGCCTGGTTCAAGGCCATCCCGAACCTGGAGCCTCGGCAAGCGTTCTGCCGCGGCTTCGATGCTGGTTACAGCCATTCTCAAGCCGCAGCCACCCATGCAGGCGCAGCAGCCGAGCGCGTGACCCCCGCCATGGTGGAGCAACTGGCCGGCGCCACCGCTGAAGCCGAGGCCATCGACGGCAACCTCAAAGCGATTCGCTCCCGTCTCGATGCACTCACGAGCGCACCGGCAGAGCCCGACGCATACAACCGCCGCTTGCGCGCCCAGCTTGAGCAGGAGTGGGCGGATCTTCAGCGCCTGAAGAATGCTTACACCCCGACAGGGACACCGCCAGCGGCAGGCGCTATCGGTGCGCGAGGGCATGTGAAATTTGAGGTCACGCTTCCGTATCTTCAGGAGCGGCTACAGGACCACACCTGTGAGCGCATCGAGAACGTCAGCGGTGCGCCTGGATTGACGCTCTACATCACGAAACCTGGTGCCCATCCCGAGTGCCAGCTTTTCGTCACTGAGGCCTACGCGCTTTGGTTCAATCTCGGCAAAGCTCTCGCGCCCATCCTCGCATCGCGCCAGGAAGCACCAGCAGCGGCAGGCGCTGCGCAGGCGGTGGCGGATGCGCGCCTGCAATGGCTGCACAGTCCTGCATCAATGAATGTTGACGGGTGGGAATGGGGCATCTTCAAGGTCAAGTGGGGCAAGCGCGAAGGGGAGCATCAGATACGCCACACCTTTGCGGATTTCTCTGACCTTGACGAAGCGATGGCTGTGTCTGGAGCCGCCCTCGCCGCAACCCCAGCGCCCGAAGCAGACATGCTGAGCGACGATCAGATCGATGCTCTGCAAGCGGAATACGACTGCTTCGGACATTGTGACGCGCCTCGCATCCACGACTTTGCCCGTGGCGTCGAAAAGGCAGTGCGCAAACAGAGTCAGATGGCGGCGTGCAACTTCTGTCTTGAGCAGGCAGTAGAGGCCCGCGCTGCCCTCAAGGCCGCGCAGCCTATCGAACGGGAGGACGGGAAGTGAGCGCCGAACAACGCCCGTCAGAAGAAGCAGCACGCGCAGCCGTCGAGGCGTGGCTGAACGAGCACGCGCCGGGTTACCCCGACTATTCGCTTTGCGAGGATGGTGACGACGGCTGGTCGTTCTGGATCGCCAACCAGGACACCACCTCATACCTACACCACGACATGCGCATCGAGTGGTACGGAACTGGTTGGCCCGAGTGGTACGCCTACAACCC